AATGTTGAAAGAAGCCGTCACGTCATCTCAAAAGAGACGGTTAAAAGGCTTTTTCAGAGCGGTAAAATCAGCTTTATACATTTCACTGCGGGGCTTGATACCGCATATTCAAGTCTCTCGCAGGACACGATTTCAATGATTTTTGCCGGGATCACGCATGAACGCAAATTGATAATCCTTGATGAAAGGGTCTATAACAATAAGAATCTCAGCGAGCCGGTCGCACCGTCTGACACAGCGGTGAATTTTGTTGATTTCCTTGAAAGAAATCGTCTGGAATTCGGGCTTGCAAGGAATGTTTTTGTTGATTGCGCAGATCAGGCGACAATAACAGAGCTTAATAAATATAAGCGTGAAAATCCGTGCGTTTATTTGTTCAATAATTCATACAAGAAGATAAAAATAATTGACCGAATAACGCTGCAGCTCGGTTGGCTGCATACGGGAAATTATCTTGTTTGTGATACCTGCAGAAATCATATAAGCGAGCTTGAGTGTTACAGTTGGAACGACAAAAAGGACAATGAACCTGAGGATGCAAACGACCATACAATAAACGCCGCACAGTATGCGTGGATTCCGTACAGGGAATCAATAGGAGTAAAAGGAGATTAAAAATGAGTATGAAAGATAGTATCAGAGACAGAATACGAAACTTCCTTGAAATAAAAGAGCCGCAGGGTCTGAGCGTAAATATAGAGCAGATGTTTGATATAGAAGGCGAGATTTTTAAAAACAAACTCTGGTATCGAGGCAACGCAAACGAGCTTGAGAAATTCTACAATCATATTGATGCAGGATACGCCGGAAACCGTCATTTCTGGTCAAGCCGGCCTACAAAAAGCATGAATATCAGGAAGATACATACAGGCCTGCCGTCGCTCATGGTAGAGAAGCTTACAGACGTCTGCATTGACGATCTTTATGATATAAAGCTTGACAAGCGGCAGGAAGAATGGAACGAAATAGCAAAAGAAAATAATTTTTCAAAGCTGCTTGAAACAGCGGTAAGTCAGGTGTTCGCTCTGGGCGACGGCGCGTTCAAATTTTCATACGACAAAGAAATCAGCAATCTTCCTATAATTGAATTCTTTCCGGCAGACAGAGTTGATTTTGAGTATTCTCGCGGAAGGCTTACGGCGGTTATATTTAAAACAAAACACAAAATAAAGGATTGTGAATATACTTTAAAAGAACATTACGAAAAGAAAGAAATATATTATACTCTCGAAAATAAAGACGGTAAAGAGGTTGAAATGTCGGATTTCAGCGAGCTTGCAGAATGTGTTGCCGTTAAGAATGATGCGGAATTCATTCCTGCTGTGCCGGTTATTTTTCGCCCTTCAAATCAGTTTGAGGGCAGAGGAATGTCGATTTTTCATAATAAGATCGATGCGTATGACAGCCTTGACGAAATATGGAGTCAGTGGATGCTTGCGGTTCGTAAGGGCCAGATAAAGACGTTTGTACCTGAGCAGTATCTGCCGAGAGATACGAAAACGGGCGAAGCGCTCGGATACAATGATTTTGACCATGATTTTATATCTTATTCGCCCGGTATGAGTGAGAACGATAACAGCAAAATCACGACTTCGCAGGGGCAGATCCAGTCAGAAGCTTTGCTTGCAGCGTATATGACGGCGCTTGATCTGTGTCTGCAGGGGATAATTTCACCGTCAACGCTCGGAATTGACGTAAAAAAGCTTGATAATGCGGATTCGCAGCGTGAAAAAGAGAAAACCACTCTTTATACGAGAGATAAAACGCTTGAATCGCTTACCCTGGTAATACAGGATGTTGTTTTGACTGCGCTTAAATTCAAAGACAACATCAATAATGCGAAAGGCGATACGGATATAGAGGTAACTGTCTGCTTCGGCGGATATGCGAATCCTTCGTTTGAGGCTCAGGTAGAAACAGTCGGCAAGGCCGCCAGCACAGGCATTATGAGCATCGAAGCAAGGGTAGAAGAGCTTTACGGCAACGATAAAGACGATGAATGGAAACAGGAGGAAGTAAAACGCCTTAAAGCGGAGCAGGGCATAGCGGATATGGAAGAACCTGCCGTAAATAACGAGCTGGATTATTGGGGCTCTGATGATGAATGACAGATAAAGAGATAGCGGAAATATACAGGCAGATGGAGCTTGAAATAATCGCTTCTATGAAAAGAAATTTAGCCCTGCATGAAGCGGAAGAGGAAGAAACAGGTCTGAAATATCCTCAATGGCAGGCTGAAAAACTCCGATCCCTGCGGCAGTACCGCAAAGAAAACAGGCGGATTTTCGGTAAATACACAAAAAAGCTCCCTGCCGAAGTTCAGAAGCAGCTTAAAAAGGAGCTTAAACAGGGATATTCACATGAAATAGAAAAATACCGATCAATAATAAGCGAGGATCGGTACCGTTCCGCTATGGCAATGAAAGACAGTTTTTTCAGTATCAACACACGCAAGGCGGACGCTCTTATAAAAGAGATAAAAGGCAGTCTGTTTAAAGCGAATACGGCGGCTCTGAGAATGGCTGACGATACATACAGGCAGGTCATAACAAAAGCGGAGCTGTTTCTCACCAACGGAGTTTACACCGAAAAACAGGCTTATGATATGGCGGTCAGGGATTTTCTTGAAAGAGGGCTTAACTGCATTGAGTATAAAGACGGCAGACGGGTAAATATTGACGATTATGCGTCTATGGCGGTCAGAACGGCAAGTCAGCGAGCGTATCTTATAGGCGAGGGAGAATTCCGCAAGCAGACAGGCAGAACGCTCATAATTATTTCAAGGCACAATACTTCATGTGAAAAGTGCCGCCCGTTTGAAAGCAAAGTCCTCATAGATGACGTTTACTCCGGCGGTAAAGCCGATGACGGTGATTATATGCTGCTTTCAACGGCTATGGGCTTAGGTCTTTTTCATCCGAGATGCCGGCACGGCTGCGGCACTTATTTCCCCGAGCTTGAGGACATAACGGGCTATGACAGCCCCGACAGCAGGCTCAACGACTACGGCGAGTACGATAAAGCCGGCAATGTCGATAAAGCAGTACAGCGGCATCAGCACGCTCAGAGAATGGTGCAGAAGTACACACGCCTGACCGTCGGCAGCGCAGACGAACAAAATATAGCGAAATACCAAAAACGTCTTGATTACTGGCAGGAGCAGGAAAAGGCATTGTCGCAGGATACGGTCGACGGAATAAGAATAAGATCGGATGCACAGGCAAGGGAAATAATTCTCAGAGAGTGGGAAGAATACAGATTGAAATTTCTCAATCATGCTGTGCCGATTGATTTTTCAAAACTGGACTCTTTATATTCTGATATGTTCAGCCTTGAAAAATTTAAAGACAAAAATATTGTTGAACAGATTTACAGTACGACTGCGCAGCTTTCCGGCAAATATTATTCTCCGCTGCAGCGTATTGAATGGATGAGTGCAGAAGAAAGCAAATTAAATACTGCCTTTGCGTCATCAAACCATATGTGGGAGCAGGGCTCGGCGTCAATGAGATTTAATCCTGCAAAATTCAATGAAAAAGGAATAAAAAGGCTCAGAGAGTTATCTGACAACGGATATTCAGTCAGATATGCACCCGGGAAAGAAATTGAATACGTTACAACACATGAGTTCGGACACACTATTTTGAACTCAGGTGAAAAACTTCCGGGCAAGTCAAGAAATTTTGTAGAAGCGGATTATTCAGCTGTCAAAAATGCCAGAAAGGAAATAGATGGTATTTGGGAATCGTATGTGCAAGACGTAACTGATAAAACGGAAGCTTATGAAAAAATCCGTAAACAATTAGATTCAAAAATGATTTTTGAGTCAGTTCAGCCGACACAGGAAGAACTCAAAGCTTTACAAGAGGCAAAAAGGCAGCTTGATTCAGTAAGAATCAGCAAATATTCCATGAAAAATAAGGACGAATTTATTGCAGAAGCATTTACCGATGCCAGAATTGGCGAAAATCCGAAAGAGGCGTCAAAACAGGTACACGAGGTCATAAATAAGTATTTTGGAAAGAATGCAGTTGCAAATGATGAAAAAAGTGGTAGCGTATATCAAAGACCAAAATAAACCATTTTCAGAAATTACAAAAGAAGAAATTGAAAAATTCAGAATATAATGAACTAAACATCATTCATTATGATTTTTCTGAAAATACACTTATTCAATAAATCAAGCGTTGTGTTAAATCACAGCGCTTTTTTTATACCCAAAATACGGTTTGTGCGTATCCGGAATAACGCAAAGCGGTTGTCCTACCGTAACAAAGGAGTAACTATGGCAGAAGAAAACACAAACACTCAAGTAACTTCAGAGCAGAACGCAGATTCAGCAGAAAACAACGAACAGAATAAAGGTGCGGAGAATACTGTGTCCTCTAAGAAGTACACTGA